CAAATTTTAAAACACTGTAAAATATCATTTAAGTATTCGATAAGTTTGTAAGGAGTGTATTCGTCTGAAAATGAATAATTAACATAACGCCTGTATTTCAGTCTAATATCATCATCATTATCATAATACATATCTAAATCTTCGGAACTTTCCCTGTAAACTACTCTACATATAAATTTTTCTATCTCAATATTATTTTTACTTGAGACAGACATTTTTATAATAACTATTTTATTTTAATTTGGATTGAACTTATAAGAGATTTATAGAAAAAAATAATACTTTTATTATTTTTTATTTTGTTAGTAAAATGAGCATGAAGTCTGTGGAAGAACTGAGAGAAATTCAGGAGGATTTACAGGTAATTAACGAGCCCGCATTTGAGGATCTTAGAGGTTCGCCTTTTGCCCCTAAAGTCCCCCCAGGAAAGAGGAAACCAACTTCTACCAAACAATTATCACATTTGGCAATTGCTAGAGCTAAGCGAAAAGAAAATAAACCGCCAGCTCCCAAAAGCCCAACAGAACATATATCAGAACATTCACCAGAACCAGTTGGTATTGATGAAGAAGTTGATTTTCAAAAGTTTATGAAAAATTCTAAGAAGTATGAAAAACTTAAAGCGTTGGAGGCAGAAGAAGCCGAACTTATAAGGGAAGCTGAAGAAGAAGCAGAGAGAGAACTAGAATTGAAATATAGGAAAAAATTTGAAGCTGAACAAGCAGAAGCACAAGCAGAAGCAGAAGCAATGAAGAAAACCCAAGCTCAAGAGGCATCTAGACACCAAGAACAGACTCAAGTTCAGCAACCAGAAGTAAAGAAAGTTAGACAATATAGTAAATATTTTAACTGAAACTAAAATATATTTATTAAATTTCATTTTATTTAATTTAATAAAATGGCTACAACTTATGCTAATACTGTAGAAGAAACAAACAACAGGATACAAGCATTAAAGAATGCTAAAATAAACTCATTCAGTGCGTTAGATGCTGACTCACTAAGAGACCAAGCTAAAAAAAATGCTGACTATACAGAAAAATGGAAATCAATTCAAGAATTTGGAGGTGAAGATTTAGCCGGGATGATTGGATTGAAAGGAGCTTATGGAACTTTTAAAAAGACTAAAGCTGTGTATGATAAATTTAAAAAATCTAATTCTGAAAAATTACCAAAACCTGATGAAGATGATTCTGGTGATACTGCTGGTGATGGTATTAAAACTGCTGGTGATGATGCTGTAGATACTGCTAAATCAACTGCTAGGGGTTTTGCTTCAAGATTGAGAACAAAAGCTTTAGATTTAAAAGATGGTATCAATAGTAAATTTTCTGATGTTAAAAATGATATTTCAACAAGGTTAGATAATATGTTAGCTGACTCTAGGGCATCTGCTCAGAACGCTCTTAAAAATATTCCTAAAAGAGCATCAAGAGGTTTAGATTCCAATGAATCAGATTTCCGTTCTAACATGAGTCAACGATTCCAAGACCAAGATACCGCTGGTGATTTGGGAGGTGATTTAATGCAAGCCCCTAAAAAGATATCTCAAGATGTTTCTCTTGCTGAAGATGATGGAGTTGTTGATTCTGTAAATGCTAATTCTATTCAATTGACTACTTTACCAAAACCTACTCAAATTGTGAAAGTTGCTGATGGTGCTGGAGGTGATGGTGCAAAAGGTGCATCATCTGTTGCAAAACCAAATACTGCTGATATTGCTGGAGATACTGCTGGAGATGTTGGAGATGGTGCTGCTGGTGTTGCTGGAGATATTACTGGAGATGCTGCTGCTATTGCTGGAGAGTCCGCAATGGGTATAGGAGATGCTGCTTTAGCCGCTATTCCTGGAGTTGGTGAGGCTGCTCTTTTAATTACAGGATTTGTAGCAATGGCTGAAGGTATAAAACATTTGATTCATCCTGATTCTGATAAACCTAAAATTTTACCTCCTCCTATTATCGCTGCACCTTCTAGATTAACCGCTAAATATGCCTCTGCTCTTCCATCTCTGGATAGTTCAGAAGATAGATATTAAATAATTTTAAATGCTATATAAAATGGATGTAACAGAACAAGCATATTTAGATTTAGCTGAAGCTTCGAAAGAAAAATACGAAGAACAAGCCTATAAAATAAAAAAATTAGAAGAGACAAAATTAGAATTAAAAAAAGAAATTATGGTTATCTTTGGATTCATTACAGTTATTGATAGAGTGGTTTGTGATGTAGAGGAAAACCCTTTAATAATTTCATCTATCGAAATGTTAAAGGAATATATAGATAGAGTAATTGAAGAACAAGTGTTAATTTAAATCAAATTCAGATTAATTTAAATTCTAAAAGTCATAATACTTAAATTTAAGTATTATGTGTAAAAATAAAAAAATATTTTTTTAATTAAATAAAATGTCTGCTTCTGGTGAACTATTCAAATCTAATGAACTTTCTGGTTATATTCCAAGTAAATCACAGTCTGTAAAGCCTGATGTTGTGAGTGATGTTTCTCCTTTGGACCAAATCCGCCTATTGATGCCTTCGTTTCTTGGTTTTCTAAACCCTGATGAGACTTATCTTAAATTTAATATTGTAATGAACGATTGTAGGGGTATTGTAGTTCCAGACCCTAAATGTGGTGCGCAGGCTGTTTTCAGAGATGTTATTGTTCGTGATGGTGGTAATTCAGTTTCCCTTGATACTCTCACAGATTATAATAATACAATTGCTATGTCTCGTCCTTATACTACTCAATCATCTATTCAACATAAGCGTCGTCTTTTTGAGGGCGTTCAAGACCAAGCTTTTCAGGATAGCAATTCTATGTATTACGGTCCTCCTGGTATTTTGACTGGGGCAACTATAGCTGGTATGAATTCTGTTAAACGTGTAGCTAAAACTGTTGAATGTTATGTTCAACTTGAAGCTGGAAGTCTTCGGGAGAAAATGACTCTTGTAGAACTTCTCGGGGGTGTCCGTCTTCAGATTGATACTGAAGACCCTCTGAGAGCTCTTCAACAGTTGAATACTAGAAGTTCTTTTGAAACTACTAATAATAAAGCTACCCCTCCTCTTGTTCTTGGTACAGCTTATGGAGTTGTTAAAATTGGAGCAGATATAGATATTGATGATTTTAAACGAGTGGGTGCTGAACTTTTTAGTGTTTTAACAAATATCGACACTGATGCTCTTGGTAAAGGTAATCCTTTTGCTATTGATGATATTCTTTATGTGGCTGGTGCTGATGGGTTGGATGAAGTATCTCTAGGATATATTAAAGGGTTTTTTATAACAGGAGGTAAATTAAACATTGCTTTTAAACCTCAAACAAATACGGGTGTTTCATTTCCTCCTAATAACTATACAGTAGGCGCTAACCCTGCTGTTTTATATTACAAGATATCTGACCGTTCAGTGGCTCACTCTAACACTATTGGAACTGCTGATGCGGGAAATGTTGGAACTTATAACATTTTAGCCCCTAGTTATACATTGAGTGGTATTGAAATGCTCTGTTCTTCTATTCAACCTCCTGATGTGTATACTAGAGAACTTATTGAAGATTCTCAATCTGATAAAGGGGTAGTAGTAAATTATATGACTTCTGAAGTTCATAGATTTAATGCTTTTAGTTCTGAGGGTATGATTCAGGTTCAAGTCCCAACTCTTGCTGTTCGTGCTAAATCTATTATCTGTCAGCCTGTCCCAGTTTCGGCTTATCGAAGTCTTGCTGTTTCATCTTTTTCGGGACTTCCAGATAAAGCTCGGAATTATCAGTTTTCAATAGGTTCTGATATGGTTCCTTCTCGTCTTGCTAATCTTGAACGATACAGTCAAACTGTTGATGGAAGTGGATTTACTAAAGTTGAACCTGTTCATCTTTCGGAATTTCAGAAATCTCTTCTTAACACCGGTAAAGCTGTTTCAAGTCTTCAAGGTGTCGCTGGTTCTTTCTCTATTGGTCGTGCTCTTAATAAAGATGGACAAATTACTAATCTTTCTAATAAATCGGTATCTCTTAAAGTTGATTATAATGCTGGTGCTGTTCAGAAAATCTTTAATACTGTTGTATATAAATTAGCTCAATTGAAGATATCTCAAGGTAGAGTATCTGTCATTTCGTAATTATAAAATATTAGAGATTTACTTTAAAAATAAATAAATTTATTTTTAAATTTATTTTAATTTAAAAATGGCTTCATTAGCATCTCAAATGAACATAGTTAAAGTTGAGCGATTTGAATTATTTCCAACAAACCAAAGTGGAACAGGTGTTTATTCTTATAAATCAGGTAATCCAGTTGTTACCTTTTCTATTGGTTCGGCAACCAAACTTTTGAGAACTTCATCTCTCCGAGTAAATGGAACACTTAATATTAGAGCTTCTACCGGAGTTTTGCCTAATAACAATAGTCTAAAGGATATAACTGTTTTTCCTGCTTCTCAAATTCAGATGAATTCAAGAGTTGGTGTTAACTCTGTTTGGCAAAATGTAAATATTACTTCAAATGAAAATAACCAAACACTGGAAACTGTGCGTAATTATGGGCGTATGCTTGCTACAATGCTTCCATCTACTAACTCTGAGGAAGATTTCGTAAGTTTTCTCGGAGTATGCACTCAAAATACAGGAATGCAAGCATCTACTGATAATCTTGTAAATAACGGTGTTTCATTTTCTCAAAAAATAATGGCTGGTATGCTTAATAGCGGGGAACCTCTTTCTATTGCTGTAAATGGAACTCGAGGACTCGATTTCAGTCTTGAGTTAGTTTCTGACCAACAGTTTTTATTTGGTGCTGATGCCCCTGGTGGAACTGGTTCTTATTTTGAACTCTCAGATCTTTCACTTTCTGGTGAATTTCTTGTGCCTGATGATAGCGGACTTCAGAAATTGGCTGTCCCTGGTAATGGAGAATTCACTTACAATTCTTATAATAGTCTTTATTCTGTTATTCAGGCTTCCGATTCTACTCAGACTTATAATTTAGCTCAGAGTAATGTTCTGAGTGTTATTCATAATTTTCTTCCTCAAACTTATTCTAACAATTACTCTCATGATAGTTTTGCTACTCCTTCTCTTATGAATGCTACTGCTGGTGTTTATAATGCTACAGCAATTTTAAAGAAGGTAGCGTTTTCTAGAAATGGTTTGAAACTAGGTCTTGATTATGATTTGGATGTTGAAGTTCAGTCAACAGAAGGTCGCCCTGAAACTGGAGTTATGGTTAACGCTTTAAATGCTATGAAACCTTATGATAGTTTGAGACATATGGTAGACCAGCCTAAATTATTTTCAATTGGTGGAAATGATAAACTTCTATGGAGTACAAATACAACAACTGTTCTAGATCTTGGACATACTACACAGAAGGGAGATTCTGTTGATGCTGGAAAGCGTAATTTTGCTATTGGTTTGGCTTTGGATAATGTTTCTAGAGTCGGTGTAGATTTCCGTGGTCAGTCATATGCTACGAGAATTCAAAGCACTCTAAACGATTCCTCGCCTAATTCTGTTTATACTTATGTCTTGAGTAAAACAACTTTAGTTCATTCTCCTCAAGGAATTATAATTCAGTCTTAAAAAATAATAATAAATATTTTTTTATAATTTTTTTAATTATAAAAAATGGCTTCCCTTCCGCTGATTATGGATTTTACCTCAGAGGTTAATATCGAAGAAATGAACATTAAAACAGAAGTCCTGGACCCAATTACAATTACTGACACTAGAGCAGTTTTTCAGATTCCTAAAAATGGAATTCTTGATGGTGGAAGTTTTGTTCAGCTTGGAGTTGAAGGAAGTTCTGATTATTTTCTCCCTCTCACTACTGGAATTCACGGGCTTGTTAAATCTGTTTATCTTAAAATTGGTGGACAAGTATTATCTTCTGATGAAGATTATGCTTATTATACTACCGCTACTCGTCAATTTGAAACCCCTGAACATCGGGCTTATGTTGATATGGTTAAATCTGGGACTTGTGGAGATAGGTTTTCTGAAACTGAAAAGGGACGTCTTGGATATCGTGACCTTTATGAAATTATAGATACTGCGACACCTGCTGATTCTAATTTAAAGGTTCCAGGTTTTATTAAACCAACAACATCTCCCTCTACTACTCCATTGTTTATGGTTCCTCTCTCTACTCTTATTCCTATGATGCGTTCCCGTCGTCTTGACCTTTTTAAAATTAAAGAACATGTTTACATTGAAATAATTTTCAATACTCAAAGTGTTGAAGCTTCTCAAAATGGTATTATAGCTTGCTTGAGTTCTGGAAAAACTGCATCTGTTGTTGGCGTGTCTAAAACTAATATTAAATTTATTTCAGATCACATTTATTACACCCCCGAAAAAATGGCTATGTTGATGAAAGATGATAGTCCTGTAGTTTATGAAGACCTTGTAATTACAAATGCTTCTATTCCAGCATCTACAGTTAAACAAGTAACTGAACGGCGTGTGGCAGTTTCTGGTAAAGTAGTTAGAAGTATTCTAATTCAAGAGAATAATGTTGTTGCTACCAATCATCCTATTCTTGGACAGTGTGTTTCTAATGCTAGTCTTCTTCCTTCTAGTCTTAACTTTAGAGTTAATGACCAGCGTATTTATGACCGTGATATTTCTAGCCCTTGTAGAAAATATAACGAACTAACTCAGGTTAGAGCCCGTCCGTTGGCTATGCCTAGTCAGTTATATTCTTTTGATTCAGATACTAACTCATTGGGGGCTTTAAATCATAATAGTTTGTATATTGGTAAAATTGAAGGGATTGCTATGCCTGGTGAGAATGGAGCAGCAACCGCATCTGATATTAGAGGAACTAGTCACTATGAAGGTATTGATTTGACTACTTCGGGATTTTCATTCTCAGGTAATGGTATGAGAGTTGGTGTCAAACCTATAATTATTCAGAAAACTTATGAACGAGTTGCTGGCGACCAGTCAGCGAAACAGATGCGAATTTTCACAAGTGTTGAACGTATGTTTACTATTGTCGATGGTGTTGTTTCGATTAGTGCCTAATCTAATTTAATTTTATTATTCATAATAATAATAAAATCGTATAACAAAAAGAATGTCTGAGAAATTCATAATGTTAGAATGTAACAGATTGAAAGGACAGGATAATTTAGGAAGTATTAGCGAAGAAGAAGATGTATATAAAAATAAATGGACCAATAACGTTTCTTCTTATGGTATTGTAATTGAACCAGGAGATAATATTTCTCTTCAAATGTCAGCTATAAATTCTAAAGGAGCAACTGAGGATGTGATGGAATTTTTAGGAGAGAATAAAAACTCTTCTTCATTCTTAGACAATAAGGTAACACTTAAAACTGCTTCTTATTTGAATCATACAGGACAGAATACAATAAAACTTCCATTATATGATATGAAAACTTTTACTGGAGGAAATGTTGGAAATGCTCAAGAACCTGAAAATGTTCTTTCTCAAGTTATGTCTCGTTCAATTGGAGAATGTGAAAATAAGTATATGTTCGTTGCTGACCCTATAATTTTACCAGGTGACGGATATATTGAAGAAGCCCCAACTCAAAGACCAAATATAAATTTTCCTTTTATTGTAGAATTTGCTGGAAGAACTGGTGCAAAATATAAGATTGGTCAAGAATACGAATTAATAAATTCAATATATTCAACAGTTACAGGACTTAGATTAAAAATATTAGATGTAACTGTTGAAGGGAGTGTCGGAGGTATACCAACAAAATTTGAAATTGTGTCTAGAGGAGATGTTGGGTACACACCAGGGGGTGTAGAAGTTATAACTTGGGAATTAAAAGCAACAGGTGGAAGCACAGACTTACCTGACCCTGTTCAAGAGGTCGTTGTAAGATCGAGACCAGAAGTAAATTATTATTCAGCTAGTAGTGAATTACCAGATGGTAAAAGATATTGGCTCCCTGAAAATTCTTATTCTGGTAGTGCTTTATTACCATATTCATCACATGCTGAAAATCCGATTATTAATTATTCTAAACTTAAACCAAATTTTACAAAACAACTTGATTCTATAGATTTAGAGGTTCCTTATGGTTTGATACCTCCTGATAATGTAGCTGAAATTTTAACTCAACAATTGCATTCTCCGAAAATTCTCTCAAATATTGTATCCCCAGAATATATTGATTATAATAAATATGTTATATTAACTAAAAGATTACCATTATTAGAAACTCCAACATACAAAGCCAGAGAATGTAATTTCAATGGTGTCGCTTCTTTGTATCGTGAGGCTGGGTCCTTATATGGAGTTCGTCGTTTGTTTTGGTCTAATCTGGGATTCTCAGAACCTGATAAGTGGGAAGGGTTACAATATTCAAGACAGTTAATGTATGGTGATACAAATGACGATAATTCAAACGAAATTAATTCTGGAAATAATACAAACGCACCCTATTCAACAAATGTTGGAGATCTTGACAGACAAACAATTGGTGATATTGGTATAAATTTATCTATACTCGCAACTCTTCCAAGTAGTGGAGATGAGGGAGTAATTGTTTATCGACGAGGAGGATGGATTGTAACAAATGCTTACTATACAGAGGAAACAATTCAGAAAATAGGAAGGTCTTTTAAGAAATGTGAAAGATACATGGGAGATACTAGTAAAACTTATAATCCAACTTCTTTAGATTATAAAGAGGAGCTTGTAGTTGTTCACGATTTAGGATTATATATTGACCAATTTTCTAATGCTTACCCTTTAACTCTCAATACTGATATACCTAGCAAACCTACAGGTCAGAGGTATAGATTTAGAACAGTATATGATACTAAATGCTCAAGTCCATTACCAACTACAATTAAAAAAGTTGTAGATGAGGGTGTAATTTCTAAAGAATTCAATAAAAGTGAAAAAGTTTGTGTTGGGACTCAACCATTTAAAAATGAGATAAGACAGGATGATTTAGTTGTTTTGGATACTATAGATTTCAGTTCTTCAACTTTAGTTAATGATGGGCAAGAATTATCACAAATATGTTTTACTTCTAGGTTTAACGAAGCTTATGTTTATAATCCAAGTGTTGAACAACCGCAATTTACGGCTCTTTATGATTTAATAAAAATTGCTGGAACAGGTGCCGATATTTCCAAATTTACTGTTGAAGGTTTTTCTGAAGCTTCAACATTTCATAATAATTATGTTGACAGTTCTTCAGCTATAACTTATACAATGGATGAAATGACAGGATGGGCTCGTGACAATGATGTTTGTGCTGTCCCAGTTTTTGTACCAATTAATGGAAGTTCTGGGAGATTCGACCATTTTTGGGGAAGACCATTTATAGCTTTTAGAAGTCATTTTGAATTAGGAGAGGGGACATATGATATAAAGAAGAACGGACATGATATACCTTATCAAATAGATACTAGAAACTGTGAATATGGAATGCAGGTAGGTTTAGATACTTCATTTATAAGAAATAATGTAGTAGCTAAAATAAATAGTAATTATACTAACAACTTAAAACTTCAACAAATGAACGCTTTTAATTCTATCGTTATGGTTGGAGCTGTTAATCCAGCTATAACATATGATCCTATTTTATCAAGAATGGAAATAAAAGGATTAAATACTCCTATGACAATTGGAAATGGTTTAGCTTCTGATAATCTGGGAAATATTACTCCTGCCGATTCTCCAGAACAACAATGTTATAATGTAAATACATCTGGAGCAATACAGCCAATATTACAGAAAAATATTACAGGCAATGGTTCGCCGATTGATATTTTACCTCACAATGTTCAACAAAATTCTACATCATTTATTGATTCACTTTCTGGTATATCTATTGAACAAATAGTTTTATATGATACAAATAACAAACCTACAACTATTACAAACAGAGGGTTTTATTTAGATAATACTGCTTCCAATGGATTATATGACCAGCCATTCAAAAGTAATATTATTAACAATACTTTACTTTCAAAGATGGGATTTGATGTAGGACAACTATTACCTATTTATGGTAATCCTCAATCTCATTTTTATAATTCTATGCCATTTATTAGTTCTTCAGAAACATATTTAAATAAATATTATACAACAATTTCACCAATGACAACAGGGGCATTTATATCAAGTTCAGAATATCAACCAACACAAGTCAATGCTGATAATTATCCTTTGTATCAAATGGGTTCTAATACGGGATTACCCGCTAGACCTAGTGTAGAACAAAGCCCTATAACAGCTTATAGAAGTCCTCAAAAATTAGATTATCCTTTTCTTAATATCTATAGTTCTATAATATCAGGTGGAACAGATACTATATATTATGGGGGACTTGATGGAAAAAGTAAAGTCCCTTGTGTTGGAATATTAACAAGGAATTATAATCAAGGTAATTATATCTATGGTTTATCTAGTGAGTTTAATTTCAATGCTACTAAGAAGTTTGTTCTTACTGAGATAGATACTCAGATAGTATTGCCAGGAGGTGGAAGACCTAGACTAGACCCTAATTCATCTGTTCTTTATAAGATAACTAAAGTTGGATTTACTCCTATTGTTATAGATACATCAAAAGATAAGAAAGATAAGTAATACTTATATAAGTATATTATATGATATCCATTATATCATATAAGGTATATAAGCTTTTATTCTAGTTTTATATAAGGTATATATAAAAGGAGAATAAAAATTAATTTTTATGCTGGTTTAATAGGGTTATATAGGCTTATATATATAAAACTAGAATAAAAGCTTATATACCTTATATAATATAATGACTATCATATAATATACTTATATCAGAATTAGTATATTGGTATTTATAAAGTTTGAAATTTCAGTATTACAATTCTGATGTTATTGAAATTATAATTTCGGAAGCTTATTATTATAAATCTATAATCTAATAATTAGCATTGAACTCAAAAAAAACAGGGGGATTCCCGTATAAACGTTTTTCTAAAAAGTCGTTTATGTGTATTGGTCCATCAGCAAAAACTGACATTTTTTATCGTTTCGGAAGCTTTTTTTTATAAATCTATAAAAAAATAATTGATATTGAAAATAAAAAAACAGGGGGATTCCCGTATAAACGTTTTTCTAAAAAGTCGTTTATGGGTATTGGTCCATCAGCAAAAACTGACATTATTAATATTTCGGAAGCTTTTTTTATAAATTTGAAAATCATCAATTACTTTCAATTCTTGAAACATATCAAGATTTAGATAATTTTTATTTTTTTCAATTGTTGATTTTTCTATTCTTTCTTTTTCAGAATCTTCAAAAAACTTACAAAATGAAAAATGATATTTATAATTTTTGAGATGTAATTGTTTCCAAGTTCTAAAAATAAATCCTACAAATAAATAATTTTTAGTTTTCAAATATTCATTTTTATAATATTCTTCAAAACGAAGATTTAAAAAAATATCTAAAATAGGAGAAAATATTTTTTTAATCTTAATCTCAGAATTTATATTTTGAAAATTAAGATTTTCAAATTTAAGAATCTGCGAATTTAAAAATTTATCAAGTTCTTCAAAATCCATTTTTATAATAAAAAAATATTTATTATAAAAAACATAATATAATAAAATGAACAGGAAGCTAATTTCAATTTACGATAACAACGATTCTGATAATATTAAAAATACAGGTGTAGTATTTGAAAAACTATCTCAAATAAAAAATGATATTATTTCATCTAGAGCTTATTATCCAAGATTGAAGGATACTATAAAAAGAGGAAGACCAGCATTTACAGAACTTGCGAAAATGATAGATCCAGATGAAGAACACGATAATGAATATTTGAGATATCTTATAAGATTTGTTTTAGATGATAATTATAGTATGGCAGAACATTTCTATAAAGGTAAATGTTCATTTTTGGTTTCAATGAATAAGACTGATGATTTTCTAGAAGTTATTAGAAAGGAGAAATTTATTAAATATACAATTGATAAATTTGAGACTATTGTCGAGGAGTTTGTAGATATAGAACCACAGAAGGATAATATCATTGATAAAGTTAAAAACTCTTTATTGTTTCTAGATAATGAAGAACTATCAAGAGAAGATAAAATAAATTTATCTATTAAACTATTGGAATCAATTTAAATGTTTTTCATCTATTCCATGCTCTACTGTTAGGTAATGTTGAAACTTTTTAATGATTTCTAAATTCTTATATTTTCTCTTATTCCTATCATCCTTTTCATTTATCATAAGATAAACTGTGGCTCTAGAAATACCATACATAGCTTTAATATCTTGTGTTGTTTTGAATGGAAGTTCTGTTCCAAACTCTATATCTCTAACAACATAATGATACATACTCTTTTGTTTTCCTCTAGCCCTTCTCTTAGGTTTCTCAGTTTCAATTTCAATATCATTATTATCAGAATCACTCATTTTATATTATAAAGTTTATTTTAATTTATTAAAATAAATTATTCATTTACAGAACAAGAAGATTTCATACAACAAGAAAATTTACATTTTATTTTACTGAGTATTCGCTGTATTAATGTTAGAGTTGGTGTTACTCCTTCTATAGCTACTTCTACTGCCGTCACTGCTGGTATAATATTCCCCATTTTATATATCTTAAAAAAATTATAATTATCTTTTTTTTTAAAGTTTATTTGAAATTTTTCATTTCTACTTTCGCCTACCAAGAAGCTGATAATATTTTATTTTCTTTCTTTCACTGTAAATATATTTCCAAATGTAGTATACCATTTTACTTAGCCATTTTTTTTTCTTTCTTTTCTTCAAAAGCTTCTTTCTTTCCTTTATCCTTTCCAGTCTTTAGCTGGTCTCCTTTTTTCGTCTCGAAATCTTTATCCTGTCCATCCTTCTTAACTTTAGATTTCTTTTCTGATACTTCTTTAGCTCCTTTAGTTCCTTTAGCAGGTTTAGCATCTTTAGCTGGCTTCTTTTTAGCCCATTCAACAGATGCTGGTTTAAGAGCATCCTTATACATTACTTTATGTTTAGCTGCATATGCCTTCACGAAATCCGTCCAACCGCTCATTTTATTATAATATAATATAATAAAAAAAAATATTTTATTTAAAAAATTTATCTCTATAATTTTTAATAGATTGTTTTAAATTACTAGAATCACCCCATAAAACATAATATGATAAATACCCCGCTCTTGTAGGGTCTTTTGTATCCAAATCTTTAATATGTCTTTTTCTATATCTTTCTCTCTGTTCTTTATCTTTGGTTTTTAAATAATCATCTGCTCCTTCTTGTCCGAAGTATGTTTTTTTATCCTTACCAGTTTTTTTATTTTTAAATAGTCCCATAAATTTTTTTTCAGGTTTATCAGATTTTTTTATACTCACAAAATTGTAATCATTCATTTTAATAAGATAAATTATTTCTTAGCATATTTCTTAGACATATCTACACTATGTCCCATTTTTCGAGCCGTCTCTTCTCGTTCCTTATCTACCTTAGGGTCATACTTCTCAGAAATATAAATATGTCTCAACAAGTTAACAGTTATAGATTTACCAGTTCCTTTAAACGTTTCAGTGATAAATTTACCTAGTCCATTTGCTGACATAGGATTACCCTGAGAATTTAAAAGAAAAGAATCAGACTCATTAAACTTCAACCATATGTTTAAAATAGAGTTTAGTTTAGGTTCAACCTTAACCTTATTTTCATTATATTTAGAACTTGTTTTATATTCATTAAAACTGAAATATTTTTCACTTCTAGAAACTACAACAAGATAATTATTCTTTTCTTTTTCATCTTTATCAAGTTTTTCAAAATCTTTCTCAGAGATAACTTTCATTGGAGCATAGTCAAGCCTTGTAGGTGGTTGTTCAAGAAATAAAGCAGCAACTACCCATTTCTGAACCATCATCATTTGTTTCCCGTTTAAATCATCTTTTGTCAGTAAATCTCTTTCAGTTACATAACTTTTCAATTTCATCATTTCTCTCTTAAGCTTTGCCATAGAAATCCAATTCTTGTCTTGAACTTCTGATTTTTCAGTAGTATCTTTTGAATTGAATTCTTCATTAACAGCAGCTAACAAATCTCTATAATTCTCTAAAGCTTCATCGTATTTGTTTTTATAATTCATAGCATCCAACGCAACGATTATCGAAGCAATATAATTTTTCTTAGTTGTTATTTTATACTTCTCAAGATATTCATCAACCTTATCTATATCTTCCAAAAAATCCAAATTCTTTATTTCTTTATCAGCACCAACTACAGCCTCATGTATCTTTCTAATTGAAATTAAATACATTCTTAAACTTCCCTCTTTTATATTTCTCCGTTTATCAATTGCTTCTCTGATTTCATCCATTTTATAAAACTAGAATAAATTTAAATAATTTTATTTAAATTTAAATTTTTAACTTCCAACATTTGAAACATTCTCAGATAGAATTTGTCCAGTCTTAAAATTACTAGCAAGAATACTAGCCATTCTTTCAAAGGATTCAAATTCTTTATCTTTAGAAACTTTAGACGGGTCTTGTCTAATTTTAATTTGAAGAGTTGTGCTAGGTTTTAAATCATTTGCTAAACTTCCATCAGGTTTTCGAACCTCAACAGAAAACTGATTTATATTCAATTCAGAAAGATTGTTAATATCTAACCAATTCTCAAATGGAGCAACATAAACAAGATTGTCAACTTTTACCTCATCTGATGTAAATTCTTGTCTTGGAAGAACAGCTATACTTTTACCAATTCCAGAATATCCACCTTCATAAGATTTCAAACCTGAAAGTTCTGGAATAGAAATATGAAGAGTTGAATCTTTGGTAATTTTTACGGGTTCGGTATTTGAAACAACAGCAAGAGCATTATCATTAAGAGCAGCATTAGCTATAAAACCTCCAACAAACCCTATTGTTCTATTAATATTACCTGTAGTCGTTCCATATTTCAATTTTCCTGGCAATCCAGCATTATTAACTATTTCCTGAGTAGATAAAGGTCCAAGCCAAAAACTAGATTGTTTTGCTATTATTGTAATTGTTACATCATCATCTGAACCATCATCTTTTCCGTAAATTGAATGTAATTCTGTATCAGTTTTTGGATTTATGGTATGATGTTGATTCAAAGATAGTTTTCTAATAGATGAATCAAAAACACCTCTAAATTTATATAAAAACGAACGCTTAGCGTAACTAGCATAGTCTGAATTTATCTCATCCAAGTCTACTACTGTTATATTATCTGTAAATGTTATTGCTCCATCACCAGAGTCGTATAAAAACGTTTTAGCTGATCCGCTTGCTGGTAGAACTATAGGGTCAAGAGAAAAATAAAAAAGATTAGCATTGTAACCTATTCCAAGATCTACAAATTGAGAAGGAATTAAATGATAAGTTGT